TCTGCGTGTTTAATAAAATTTCCCATTTTGCCCTCACTCAAAGCTAAGAATTGATATTTTGCAACACAAATGATATCCTATGCTGATGAAGTCATTACTTAAATACGTCCTTGAAAGGTCAAATACAGAGTTTCCATTTCAACCTACTGGCCAGCCGGTGTTGATGCTGGAGTACCTGGCACGGCTGGGAACATATCGGAAAGACCCGTCAATGCTCCTGCCGGTCCAGCAAAGCGGGCATCATCCTCAATCATCGCCTTCACGTCCTGCCAGTCCCAGTTTTCGCCAATTAACCCACGACGCTTTAATTCTTGATGTACTTGTTCCCGGGAAAGAACCCCCATCTCGATAGCTTTGAGCATCATGGCGGGTTCCATGCCAAAGGCCGGGTTGAAGTCGGTATTGATATCAACCACCGGTTCCTGTCCGTCTTCCAGACCCATCCACATACCGGCAAACCGAAAAGCATTATCGAGCGCATCCTTGCACCCCAAAGCCCAATTTTTCAAAAGACTGGTTGATTCTGTGGTTTCCTGCTGAGACTGATACGCGGTCTTGCTGCCTGAATTGTAATTTGGCTGAAGCATCACAAGTCCGTACAACGCCATCTTTTCCTCAAGGGTCAGCAACTCATCCTTGCCCTTATCGACGGCCTCAGGGTTGACCGATACGCTCTTCAGGTCGGCTCCGCTGTCAACCGCATGGATCAGCCTGCCGGGTCCGAACTCAATGGTACCATCGGAGTCGGTCAGGAGTTTCCCGAACCACGGTGGCCGGCGAACAAATGACATAAGACTGACCTGGTCACAAGTGGACTGCCAGTGCCGCTTGTTGAGTTGCGCCAGGTCTTCCAGGGCCGGCGCTGCGGCGTTGCCGATCGATTCTCCTGGTTTGAAAAAAGCAATCGGTATTTCATCGAGGCTGGTTTCGCCTTCTGAATGAAGGTACACATTGTCCTTTTCATCTTTTCTGTAGATATGCCATGACCCTCGACGCAACACCCGGACCTGTTCGATCTCGATATCTTCATTATCAAAATCGCCCTGCTGGTCAACGACGGTTTCGAATATCCGGATAATGTCCAGTATCCGTTTGCCGTTTTCATACACAAACCTGACCCCCAGGATATTAGCCTGGTTGATCAAGACAAAGAACGGTCGCCAGCCCTTTTCGGCGTCAACTGCTGCCGTCTTTGCCCTCCATATCTCGTTTTCTTCGTCCCAGAACTCAAGGCGGCCGTTTTCGGTGCGGGTCAGAACCTGCGGGAAATCAACCAGGACCGCCACCAATCCGTCATCAATCCCTGTTTCGAAAAAAGTCTGCCCCCAGGTGCGAAGATTGTTGCCCTGCTGGTCAACATCATACTCCATGTCTTCGAATTCGGCTTTATTGGGTGAGTCTTCGCCGATCTTGACCGGCTCCGAAAACACCAGCCCTGTGAGATAGCTCCGGGTCCGCTTGTATCCGTTGAACAGATACCCGCCATTCAGCCGTATCTCGTAATCAGCTACATGCTCCGCGCTCTGTTTCGGCAGATACGTCTCCCCGGCTGCTATCATCGCAGGAGTCCCGCCCAAAAGATCCCGGATCAGCTCGCCCCGTTTTGTGGCTGCCTGGAAGTTGCTGCTTTTTTCAAATACTTTTTCCATTTTAATTGGCCCTTACTCTGTGGATTGTGGCTTGTGGTTTAATGACCGGCATTTCATACGACACAAAATACCCTAATGCGTCATTCATGTGATCATGTCCGCCAGTTTTATCCGGTTCTCCGTTCGATCCATATGCCTGCTGTTCAAGACAGCTCGCGGTGGTTGGGCAGTTCTTAGCGTTGACAAACAGGCGCATGGTTTCAAATGCTTTGTTGACAGACAGAACCCGGTCTTTAATCGCCGGGTTTTTCGACTTTGCCCTGACAACAAACCTGGCCTGTTGCAATAAGGCAAGGTCAGAGCTTGAAGCGTCAACTGACTTCCTACTCCCGCCAGAAGCATCCGGGTAAACGATGATTTTGTGGCCCTTGTCCTGAAACCGTTCTTTTAACAGGGTAATCATGTCTGGTGTATCGAACACGTCTTTTAATTCAGACACCACATGATACCCGTTTCCGCGCTGTACTGATATTGTCGCTGCCATTTTTCCCACGTTGAAGTCCATGCCGACAAAAAGCGTTTCTTTTTTCTCTATAGTTTCGGTGCTGGCATGAACATTCCTGTCATAGTTTCGATACACGGTCCCGCTTGTCAGGTTGACAAACTGACCATCAATATAAGCGTCAATCAACTCCTTGGGGTATGCCTCTACCAATGACGGTATATAATCAGGCGGCAGGTTCTTTTCATTGTCATAGGTGCTGGCCTGGATCAATCCATACCTTTCTGCCCGTTCCGGCTCATCCTGGACCTGTTTAACAAACTGCTCATGTGTGAACCTGAACCCTTCCGGCGTGGTGGTGACATCAACCGTATTGTTTGCGTCCGGGTATCTCATCCTGGCTAAAATCTTGCGCCACGCCATCCTTGCCTTGTCGGTTGGCAAGACATCCAGCTCATCAATCAATGCGTGGGAGATCCGAAAGCCGATTATGGTATGCGGCCTTTCCATTGACCGACAGATTATCATTGACCGGAGTTGACGGCCTGAATAAAGGAACACCTCTTTGTTTGATTCTTTGATTTCCGCATTAAGGCCGATGTTGAACGCTACTTCTTCGATGGTTGGAAAATAGATATCCCGGATCTGCGGGAAAGTGGGAGCGAAATAGCCCTGATTGAATCCAGGTTGCTGCCATGCGTTGACGCATTGAGCGATACAGCCTATCCAGGTCTTACCAGATCCATAGCCAGCGACGAAGGCGCGGAAGCGCTGTTTCATGTTCAGGAATTGACCCTGCGGCCTGGTGACGGTGAAATTAAGCGCGGCCATCTTCCACCATAATGTTGACCTTTACAGGCTGCGGTTTCGCGTCAGGGTCTGTCTCGACCTTATCCCTCATGCCAAGCCAGTTCTTGGCTAAGAATATAGCAACGGCGGCATTGCTTGAGGACATGGTAAGAAGATTGCGGCGAAGTGCGATTTTGCCCTTGATTCTCTTTTTGGCGAATACATCGGAAAATCCAATTTTGTAAGTTTCTTTGCACCACCGCTCAAGGGTCTTGTCGGTCAGGTTGAACCAGTCGCATATCTCAGCCTTCGTGCATTGCATACCGCACAGCTTTTCAAATTCGGTCTGGTCGATCTCTTTTTTCGGCCTTCCGCCTTTGTTTTTAGGTTTTGCCGCCACCCTTGCTCCTTATTGATTTCGCATTACTACAGCATAGCATTATTTATCGCAATAGTCAAGTTGAAGTAATATCTTGTTGTGATACATGCCTAAACACACACCTGAGTTTTCTCAAGGCTTTTGCCTCAATTTGTCTAACAGTTTCCGTAGAAACACCAGTGTCAGGTTGTTGCTGTCTGGTATTAATTATTAACGGCCCCAACTCTTTTAGCGTTTTCCCAGAGTACCTTCCCCTTAAAACAAATATTTCTCTGGTATCTAAATCTTCTATGGCTTTTTCTATCTCCCCAATAGATATATTTATGTCCTTCGGGTCAATATTCGCTCCAAAAATATCTTTTACGAGCCTAAGGTAGTCTATGTTTTTACCACCCATTTCAAAACCGTCTTGTTTTTCATCCGTAGAACTGGTGTTCTGCCGGATACGCGATTCAATGAAGGATTCCAGGTCCGCCAGTCTGTAGCGAACAGCTTTCCCCATTTTCACCATAGCGGGTCCGCCGCCCCTAACCGCCCAGGCGTCCAGGGTCGATTTTTTCAGACTTAAATAGTCTGCCGCCTCTTTTCTTGTCAAAAGCACTGGTTTTTTTAATTCCACTTTTTGCCCCCTATTTGGTTGTATGTTTTAATCCTTCTGTGCCCACTATTGCTCAACATCCTTCACAAACGTCCCGTCAATCATCTTCCCCTTCCGGTCTTTGATCTTTTGATATGCCGCTGACAGGCAGGTTCCCAGGTCCAGGCCGAGGGGGTGAAGTAGATTGATAAGCGTCACCAGCACGTCGCCGGTTTCCAGCCGGACGTCTTCCAACTCTGCCGTCGGATCGTCATGAATATCAAAATACGCCTCCATCAGCTCATCAGTTTCCTCGATAAACTTATCCCACCTGGACCTGGGCGTTGACTGCCGGTACAAATCCCGCTCATTCGCCCACTCAATCACCTGTTTTTCCAGGGTTTCAATGCTCACGCCGCCACCTCCTGTCTCCATTTTTCTCCTGCCAAACCACCAGCCCAGCACGATGCCACACTCACCCGGCCTGCCCGCTCCAGGTGCTCAATGATCTGGTTAAGATAGACCAGGATGCGGGGGTCATACCGATACTGCGCAGCGTCAAGGTTGTCCGCAAAGAATGACAGATGGGTGGATAGTGCCTTTGGCTTGTTCTCCCACCCGGATTCCGTGCCAAATCTCAGCAGCGTATCGGCAATCTCTGCCTTGTCCTTTTTGGTCATCTTTGGCATTTTGGCCAGCTCACCGTCCGCTGCCTCAGCCAGTTTCCACAGCAGGTTTTTCATTCGGCCTTTTTCGGTTTTGGCGTGGACCGACAAGGCGAATTGCAGGATCATTCCGATTTCAGATCGTTTTTGGTTCAAAGCGTTCAATTTTCTTTCCTTTCGGCCCAGCCACAGTAGTGGCAGAAATGGCCGGTTGTTGATCGATAAAAAATCACGAGTTTTCCACATGAGGGGCAGATCATTCCAGATCCTCCGATTTCACGTATGTGCCGTTGATCATCTTCCCCTGCCTATCCTTAATCTTCTCATACGCCGCCCCCAAACACGTTTCCAGATCCAGGCCCAAGGGGTGAAGAAGATTAATCAGCGTGACTATAACGTCGCCGGCCTCCATTGCAATATCTGGTATATTTCGATACCTGACCTCATGTAACAGCTCGCCAACTTCTTCAATTAATTTCAACGCCCTTGTTTCATCGGTTGACTGCCGGTACAAATTCCGCTGATTCGCCCACTCAATGACCCGTTCTTCCAACTTCTCAATGCTCATCTCGCCTCCCGTGCATAAAACTCCGCCTTTTCCAGATCCCGGTTGTAGTCGCCCTTGTGGTTTGCACGGCATGTGTATTTGATGGCATTGCCCAGGCAAAAACCCTGGTACTGCTCTGGGGTCAACTTGGCCTTGATGATATCCAAAACCTCGATCCCGCCGTGATCGTAATACCGGGATTTCGGATCGTACTTCACCGTATCTTTCTGCTGATCCAGAAACGCCTTGAGCTGTTCCTGCTGAGAATCAACCACCTGAAACCGGCTATTGTTCCCATCACAATGAACGCACTGCCCCGCGTCCATGCCCTCGTGATGCACACACAGGTCGCATGGCGGCTCGGACTTGGCCTTCCAAAACGGCCTTGACTCACTGCTCTTGCAAACCTCATGATCCAGTCCAGTCAACGTGCAGTCTTTTTCTCCGCGCCTGGCGCATGTGAAGCATGTTCTCATGACATAACCTCCCTAAGTATTTCCCGGGCACTATCACCCCGATCAACCAGCGCAACTCCGCGCCAGTCTGATTCGGCGTAATACCGCAGCCCACGGATCAGTTTTTCGTTCTGCCGCAGTGCGTTGTCCATTGTTGCCCTGACGGTGTTCAGCACTGTTTTGTAGTCTTCAGATGTCATTCTGCCTCCATTATCTAAAAATTGACCCGAACATACCCCCAAACGGATTACTGTTCCTGTCCTCGTTTTGTTTCATCATCTCCAACGCCACTCGCTGCGTATTGCACTCCCGGCAAAGATAGACGATGCCTTTTCTCAGGGTTGCGTCTCGGATTTCACCCAGGTGCTTTTTGCATTTTTGGCAGTTAATTTTCATATCACTTCCCATTTCATTTGATTGCCTGCCGTCATGGCCGCCAGTTTGTTGCCACGCTCAACATTCCATCCGACATACGCGTGTTTGTAGTTTGCTAAAATCAGCTTGCCGTCCATCTTTGCATTCAGCGGCTTATCCCGGATGATTCCGGTCCCTTTTCCGGTGATTTTGTAGAGATACCATTTGGTTTTCAGGATTTTCATTTCAAGCCCTCTTTATCGTTAAAAGTTGTGTTGCACGGCTGCCCAGGTCACCTTTTCACAGGGAAAATCTTCGAAAACCTGTATCCGGGAAGGGGGCTTCGGTCCCGTGCGTGACCGGTCCAAGGAGGGGGACGGTCCCGTGGTGCAAGCGGTCATGCCGCCGTTTGCTGAAATTTTCATGCCACACTTTTTTGCATATCCAACCAAGCCAAGCCAACTGCCAGCGCGGACCACGCATGACTTTTGACGCCGTATAGCGGACCAGGCTTCGCTTTTGTTCCAACCTGCGGAGTTCGACCGCCACCCGTAGCAGGGAAACGGTCAAGAATGGCTTGACGGATATTTGCGTCTTTTGCCCTCATGGAATTACACAGAGTCAGTTTCACATCCCGCCGATAAACATATTCTGTCCGCCCGTTGAAAGCCTCGATAAACCGCCCAATCCAAACGCAGGTTTCAAAGGTTTCTTTTCCAACCGGCATACCGTAGCAGGCCACCATCTCAATCAGCATTAAATCAAATTCTGGATACCAATCATTTTGCAGATCCCGCAGGATTTCCTCGTTTGACATGACCGGATCTGTAACCAAAACATTGCCGCCATGTGATATGGCAACTATACCGGATTCAGTTGTGCCTGGGTCGATGCAAAGTATGTTCATCCGTGATCCTTTTGTTTTTGCCTGTAAGGTTAGCTATGAGGCCCGTACAGGCGTTTTTTTGGTTGGTTGGTATGCTACCCTACTTGTCAGAACGGTATCGAGTCTGAATCATCAAATTTCTGTTCCGGCTGGCTTGCCGGTTGCTGTCGCTGCTCCTGCCCACCGCCCAAAAACGTGAAATTCCTGACAACAATCTCCGTAGCGTAATGGGTTTGCCCGTCTTTGTCATAGCTCCGGGTTTGAAGCTGGCCTTCCAGGTAGACCTGGTCGCCTTTTTTCAGATACCTTTCCAGAATTTCAGCCTGTTTTCCGAAGGCCACTGCCCGGTGCCACTCGGTTTTTTCCTGCTTCTGGCCCGTGTTTTTGTCGTTCCAGGTTTCGGAAGTTGCGACACTCAGGTTACAGATTGCCGTGCCGGATTGTGCGTACTTGATTTCAGGGTCACGGCCCAGCCTTCCGATGATCATTACCTTGTTAAGTCCTGACATAATTTTTCCTTTCAATAGTTATGTAATTCAAACATCATGCGCTTTGCATTGAACAAAACTTGCTGCTCAACCCCCTTGGCCCCCTGTCTGTTTTTCGCCAAAATGATATCTGTGATGGACTGATCAACATCCTGATTGTAATACCCTGGGCGGTAAATCAGCAGCACCATATCAGCGTCTTCCTCAATCATCCCGGTTTGTTTCAGGTCTGCCAATTCTGGCCGCTTGTCTGATCGTTGCTCCACGTTGCGATTAAGCTGGCACAACAAGACAATCGGGATTCTCAACTCTTTTTTTATCAAGGCTATACTTGAGCAATTATCGCTGTACTGCTCAAACTTCGATTGCCCCGGCAGACCACGGATCTTTGAAAGCTGATCAATGAAGATCAATTCACAGCCCATTTTTTTCATTTTTCTGCATTTGCGCTCAACGTCCTGAATCTTGCAATCCGAATCGTCGATGAAAAGCGGGATGGTTGACAGGTATCCGGCAGCGTCGGTCAGTGTTTGGAATGATTGGCTGGTGAGCGTGTCTTTGGCGTAAAACAGGAGCGGGTTGATATTCGCCGCATGGCCCAATATCCGATCCGCCAAACTTTCTTTGTCCATTTCGATTGACAGGTATCCGGTTTTCACCCCGCGTTCTGCCAGGGACCGGGCCACCGATAACGCCAAGGCTGTCTTGCCCATTCCGGGACGGCCAGCCATGATAATGAGTTTGGACCCAAAAACCTGCATGATGCTGTCCAGGGTAGGAAATCCGAACTTCAAGCCAATTTCAACGTCACTGGTCTGCGCCTGTTCAATCCGCTCAACCGCTTGGACCATCAGGGACTCCATGTCATAAATCTTATCAATGCTGGTTGTGGTCTGAACCTGAAGGATTTCCGCTTGTGACTGGCTGATATAATCTTCAACGTCTGACACGGAATAAGCGTCTTGCGCTATCTTCATCGCCGTGAACAACATCGACCGGACAGCAGACAGGTTCTTGATGGTATCGGCATACTGTTTGACATTGGTTGCAATCGGGGCCGTGTCCACCAGTTTAGCCAAATATGAAGCCCCGCCGATCCGGTCCAGGTCTTTCCGGTTTTTCAATTCCTGGGCCACTGTTACAAGATCCACGGTGCCGCGTTTTTTGACAGACAGCATGGATTCAAATATTTTTTGATGGGACCGGACATAAAAGTCCTCTGGTGTAAGGCCCTCGATGTCTTCAAAACCGGCATTGTTGACAAACAGGGTTGCCAGAAGGGATGTCTCGGCGGCTTCATTGTGTGGCGGTGTTTTGTCAAGCAGGATGTCGTTCATGACAATGCCTCTTTCATTTCGGCTTGGATTTGTTCGGGGGTTTTGCGGTGGGTGCCGTTGACTGGCTGCTTGTTTTCGTCTTTAAACCAAACGCCAATCATTTTTTGTTTCCAGTTTTTTACCTGTTTCCCGTTCTTGTCTTTCCACCCGCCGGCAGAATAATATTTGTGCGCTTTTTCACCAGCAGAGGCCAAATACCCATTTTCAACAAAATAATTTACAACGTCATCAACATTAGGTGGTACAAACTGTTTTTTCTTTTTTGGCTTTTTAGGAGCAGGGGGGCTGTCATCATTCTTTCTTTCTTCTCCTTCTTCTATAGTATAAGATGTGCCCTTGCTTTTCCCTTCGTGTGCCACTTCGTTGTGCCCTTCGTAGTTTTTGGGGTCTTGATATTTGTCATAATTTAAGATAGTTATGATTAATCCACCTGTGACCTTCGTTGTGCCTATCATAGACCCCTTCGTGAGACTTTCGTAAATTCCCCGAATTTGTTTGGCGGTTGGAGTCTCTTTTCGGTACCCAACAAGGTATGACATGGCACTTTGCATTTCCTTGATAGAGGTTTTGAACTGGCCCCGGTTAAGTCCGTTTTTGGGTTTAAATTTTGCCTGCATCAACATCCACCCCCATAGCTTGAAGTATAGGGGTGGCTTGTCCATAATTTCAGACTCAAGGGTTTTCCTGGCAAACAGGATATATCCTCCCTCGATTTTATCAGGCATTGTTTCCGCCCAATGGTGTCTTGAAAAACCTTTTTCTACTTCCGGTTGCCTCGATTTCCCAAAGGACGTGTTCAATATCGCTCATCAAAAAACCTTTTTGTTTGAGTTCCGTTATGGCCTCAACAAGATTGGTTGGCAGATTGATTAATTCGTTATCATGCTCCGATTCATGACAATGATCACACAGGGTTATCATGAGGATGTCTGGATAATCCCACGGATCACAACCGTGAAAATACTCTGTGTGATGAACATGGAGGGTCTTTTCTTTTTCTCCGCAGGATTGACAACGCCAATCATCCCTTTGTAGGATCTCAAGCCGTTTTTTCTGCCACCTGGGGTCAAGAAGTTTCTGTGAATACTCTGATTTGCGATTTGATTTCTTCATAATGCGAATCCTTTTTGTTGAGATGATGACCGAATCTGTCCCGCTAAAAACAGAAAGGGCCGGAAGTGGTTAGCAGACAGGCCCAAAAAGGAAAACCTGCGGGATTTCTCCCCCACAACCGGCCCGGAAAATTGGCTGGTGAAATCTTTTTGGTTCCGGCTGCTAACCCGGAGGTTGAGTATCCCCAACCTACAAATATAATACCAAATATGGGGTTGTGGGTCAAGCATTAGATCCCCAGCTCATCGATGAGTTTCTGGATTTCTTTTTTATATCTTTCTCCATATCCATACTTGTCCGCCAGCTCGCGCTTCCTTCGCTCATACTCCAAATAGTCATACCGTGAAGGCCCTTTGTTTTTTTTCTTTTTACACATATACTGGCACCCCCGTTATTTTTTCTATTTCTGATTTAAACCCTTCCGGATCACCATTCCCCCGGCTGATATGAATCAACCAGATCCCCCGCGTCCGGCTCAAATCCTGCTGCTGGAAAAACTCTTTCACCCGGGCAAATTCAAAATGACTTGTCACAAGCCTTTTTTTCATAGCCGGTGAGACATCGCCGGACCTGATATTTTTTTCTAATATCTTGCGGTCGTAATTGGCTTCTATCATCCAATGTGTGACCCCCTTGAACCGATACGGCACATAATATGTATCAGTAGCGAATACCAGCTTTTCTGCGCCTGACTGAATCAGGAACCCGAATGGCTCTGCAGCATCGTGTTTTACTAAAAACGGCTTGATTTGAAACGTGCAAACAGTAAACGTCTCCAGGGCTTTTTTTATCTTCAATCTGTGACCAGATAAAGATAATTTTTCCGCTGTTCCGGATGACATATAACAGTCGACCCCGGCGGCCATGATTTCCTTGACGGATTTGGCATGGTCCATGTGTTCGTGGGTGATCAGACAGGCATCCACATCCGAAAGCCGAAACCCGAAACCCTGCCGGATATCCCGCAGCCGAAGGCCACACTCGATCATCAGTGTGGTGTGGCCGTCGGTCACCCGGTAACAGTTGCCGGTGGACCCGGAGGCGATGACGTGGATTTCGATCATCTCCACCCAATAGCCTTACTCGCAGCCACATGAGCCGCATCACCCATAACTTTCCGTTTTTTTGCCATCACTTCAGAATAATATTCGCCTGTTTCCCCCTGAAACATAGGGTGGCCAGCCGGCGCTTTCCTCCAAAGCGACAGCATTGATTCATAGCTCATATCATCTATTGTTTTTTTCATCTTTTCGTTCATATCCACACCTCCACTGTCTTTCTGATTTCCCCGGTCCTGGGGTCCTGATACCGCCGAAGCCGCCGGAACCGGCCCGGGCCAAACTGAATATCATACTTGGCCCGGGCGATCCGGCAGCGGTCATGCAGGCGGTCATAAGAATTGACCACACCGGCATAATGCCAGAACGTATCCCGACGTTCTATATTCGGCACATTTTTAGACATCAGTACGGAGCTTCCGCCGCTTCTTTTGCCTCCATTGCCGCGATCTCCGCCTTTTCCTCATCGGTCATTTCCCCGTCGTCGGGAACATGATCCGGTTCTTTAGTATCAGCGTTCGGTGTGTCGTCGATATCGATATCGATTGTGTCATTGCTGCCGATCTCGTCATCAACCATGGCCTGGTGGTCCGGGGTGATATCAATTACCCCGCCGTCCATCAGTTCTTCCGGCGTATGTAGCCCAAGGGTGGTTTCAGGAGCGTACAGACGGATAAAAAAGGCGGCCGCCCGATACCTGAGCATCAGTTCCGGCAAAGTCTTCCATTTTGACCCGTTTTTGCTGTACCAACCCTCATCCTTTGCCATCTTAATTGATACCGGCGGTCCCTCTATGGTTTCACCACTCTCAAGGTCTTTGGCAATGGCAACACATTCCCGGGCATCACCTGTGCCGGAGATTTTATATTTCAGGGGTGAGAACCGGCCGCCCTTGTTGAACAGCGCGATCTGTAATTGGGTTTCAACCGCTGGCTTGCCATGGATGATATACATCTTTTGCATAGCCATGAACGGATCGATACCGGCACGGTGAGCATAGTTCAATGCAATAACGCAATTGCCGATGTTTTCCCTGAAATGCTCAGGCACCATGGTTGATGATGCCAGCATTTTTGATACCCGCTGGGCATGTTCGAAGCGGGTTACGTCGAACAGCAAGGAATTGTCCTGGATTGTGGTGATTTCGTTTGTCATTAATCTTCTCCCCATTCTTCTTCTGCGTGTTTAACCAATGGCCGGTTGATATACTCCTCACACTCTTCGAGCGTGCCAATGGGCACGATCTTGCAAATCGTTATCTGGCCGTATCTTTTCATTTGCTTGCCCCGATTAACCGCTTGCACCAAGTTCGCGTGCCCGGTGTATGTCTCCGCAACGATTCCGCCACGAGACCTCATTTTGTCTGGCGTGTCGTGTTCAGAGTGGACCACAAACACATCCTTAAAGGGGTCAATCCCTTTGATTTTCATGCTGCTTTTTCTCCTTTGTTATCAATGATGTCTATTTTCAGCTTTTCGTGCCCTGGTGTAACCGCCAGGGTGATCATCTGTGCATCGGTTTCCGGCAGCCATGTGACGCTTTCCCGATTGTCGAGCCATACGGGTGCTACCAGATCAAAATGCCTGGACAGCATATTGATGATGTCAAGCCCGATCTGGACCTTTGCCCCGGTATTCAAATCCGGATACGGCACCCCCTGGTATGTGGCCACGCAGGTCTGATCAATGCCGCCGTTGATCTGTGTTGCGAACAGTTTCCATTTGACCAGATCAAACCGGCTGTTGACATTTTCCTCGATCATTTCAGCCTGGCGGGTGACAAACTTCTCAGCCAAAAACAGATCCGCTTCCAGGGCCTCATATGCAGCGGCCAGTTTCTTTTCCTGGGCTTCAAGTTCCTTCACCCGGTCGCCCGCCTTTTTCGCCGCCTTGTGGGCGGCATCGGTTTCCTGCCATGCGGTCAACTCGGCCTCGATCTTTTGGATCTCAGCCACCAGGTCTTTTTCCCGGATGTTAGATCCGGATTTGATTGCGTCGATCTCCGCCTCGATGGCCGCTGCCTTTTTATCCAGATCAGATGTATCAACGGCAACCGGCTGCACGTCGGCATATTCCTTATCCTTGGTATCGATCTGGGCCTTGATCTGATCCGCCAGCTTCTGCTGATCTTCGATCTTGGCTTTTCCCTCATCAATGTGGTTCTGCCGGCGGGTGATTCCCTGAGCAAGCTCCCGGCCCCTTTCCTCGTTTTCTTTCAAGTTCCGGGCCTTGGCCTGGTTGAATTTGGCAACGGCGTCGGCCACCTGGTCTTCCGGAAGATCCTGGCCACAGGTCGGGCAGGTTTCGCTGCCGTCGTATTCCCGGGACCGTATTTCATGCCATTCTTTCCGCATGGCTTCCAGGGCTTCCCTGGATATCTGGTTGCGTCTTTCATCCCGGTCAATCAGGTCCTGAAGGCCATCGATCCGGGCCTTAACTTCCCGGTGCTGCTGGCCCAGCTTGTCAATCTCTTTCCGGATCATTTCCCGGGCCTCAGACACACCGACGCCGGACTGATTTTTCCGGTCGATGATTTCAGATTTGATTTCATTCAACTGGACCTGAAGGGCGGACAGCCGTTCATTGTTCCGGACCTGCTGAAGTTTTTCCCGGGCCTGAGTCATCCTGTAATCCAGACTCTTTTTTGCCTGCTGGCTCGGTGCCGGGGCGGCCTGGGCCGCGTTTTGGTTTTCCTGGATGCGGACCGGGATCTCGGTCAACTCCTTGTTGATGTCTTTTTGCTCCGCCTTGATCCGCTTGATATGGTCATCAATGGATTGGTCTTTCAGCATGGCGGCCAGTTTTTCAAGATCCGGATCTGATGCGGCCACGTCTTCGGTTGTGACATTCCCGCACATGGACAGCAGGATGTCCCGGCGGTCTTTCCAGTGCATGGCATTCAGAGCAGCCGGGTTGGTCACCAGATTGAATTTGTCGATGTCAAACAGTGCGGCCACCCGGTCATCGTATTCTTTTTTCTTCAGTGGCAGGCCATCGATGAAATGGTCCGTTGTGTGGCCTTGAAACTCCTTTTTTGCAGAACCTCTGGATTTGACCCACTTCTCGGTATACCGCTTTTTCAATGCCACGTCTTTGCCGTCGATGCTCAAAACAATCTCGACGGTGGTTTCCAGGTTGTGAATGTCGCTGCCGTCGTGGTCCAGGGGCTTGATGCTGAACTGCGCGGACCCGGCAGAATCCTTTCCAAACAGGCAATAAAAAAACGCATCGGCCAGAGTGGTTTTACCTGATGCGTTCTGGCCGGAGATCCGGACATCATTGCCGTTTGGCTCGATGGTCATGTCCTGGATGCCTTTGAAATTTTTGACAGCCAGTTTTTGTAATGTGATTTTCATTATCGCCTCGCTCCAGAGATAAACAGCGCATTTCTTTCTCTCGCGCCCTGCCTGGCCAAAAAAGCCAAAGGAATTTTGTCTGTTTTTTGACACTGGCGGTTATAGACCAGCTCAACCAACTCCAAATAATTGTCAAAGTTTTTTTGCTTCTCAAACAACTCTTTGTGTGACTTTGCCTTTTGTTTAAAGCGAGACACGTCAAAGCCAGGCACTTGCACGGCATGGGATATGGCCTTGACTAAATTGTTGTGAGCGGCAAAGTCAATTCCGATTGTTTTGAGAAAAACAACTATGGACCCCACCAGATGAGCATGGCGACGGTCTTTGATTTTAAACGTTCCGTTTTTAAACGTTCCGTCTGACGCGTGATTGCCAGACCCTGCAGAGTGGCCATGAAACATCGATGCGGCATTGTTCAGCGATATACCTGTTTTTTCCATGTATTGTTCAATTTCCAGGTATTCCGGCACCCCCTGCTGACAGTAACACTCAAAATATTCTGACAGCTTCCATTTTCCTGGACCGACTTCGCCCTGTGCCGGTGAATATTCTTTTTCTGCAAGAACATATTTAACGGGGACGCCCGCCTCTTTTGCGGCCATCAGACGGTTGTGGCCAGATATAACCTTCATCCTGGAACCACCGTTTTTATATACCTCGATAGGGTATCCCCTGCGAAAACCATCCCTTTTGATTGACTCTACCAGGTCTTTAAAGTTTTTGGATTTCGGCTGCACCTTGCGGTTGAGGCTATGCAGCTCGAACATGTCGTAATTTGTTGTTGTAAAAATCTTATCAGTCATGTTATTATTCCTTTGCTCTGGCGATCCATTCGATGACATAATCGAATGCACGGTTTCTGTCTGGATGGCTGGTTTCAATCTTCTCAAGGTCTAAAACCGCCATCCTTGCATACCTCATCGGCAAGCTGTCTAAATCGTAACCTGTAAATTCGTTTTTCTCCTTTCTGACCGGCTGGCCATCGTTTGATTTCATCTTCCTGCCAGCGCCGGGCCTGGGTCCGCCCCGCATGGTTCCGTCTTTGGCTGGCTGACGTTTGATTTGTTTGATTTCTTCGGAATCGCTTGTGGTTGTAGGGTTTTCGGTGTGTGCGACATTTGTCGCACTTCGTTCTGCACGTTTTTCAATAGTTCTCGGGTTTACCTTGGTTTCAAAATACCTCTCAACTTCTGCGGCAACCTGACGGCCGATCTCACGAAGGCTTGCCCCAGTGTCTTTTTTTTGCTGAAGCTCTTCTTCAATCCTTTGTTCAATCCACAACCCACATGCTTCAGGTATTGCCATTTTTTTTATTGCACCTCCTTTTGTTTTTGCAGTTCATAGATCCGGTCCTCGAGATCACCAATTTCCTGGTCCATAGCCTTGCAACTTGGACAGGTGGCGACGATCTCAACATAACCGCTGTTCGTGACGCTCGGGTGTGCGGCCATATCGCTGCCGCATACACCGCATTTGATATTGACGTTGATGTTCATAATCCCCTCCGGTCCGCCCGCCATGCCAGCACAGGCGACAAAGAAAAGATGCAGGCCCCTGCAAGATTGACCCAGGGGAACCAGGTGCCGTCAGATCCGGCCAGGATCAGGCCGGTGATAAAAAAGATACCTGCTGCTTTCATGCCTCAACCTCCTTTTGTTTTTTCTCCCGGTACAATGCGGCCCATTGTGCCGGCACCTGCCCGTCTTTATTTTCCCAGACCGATATGGTCTTGGGATGAACTCCCAAGAAAGCCGCTGCCGAAACATATGGCCGTCTCTCATCTTTAAAATCTTTTATCAGTTCTTTAACTTTCATAGCAATCTCCTTTTTTAAAACCCACCTTACACCCCTGTTTTTTATGTGTCAAGATATTTTTTCAACTTTTTTTCTTGACAAGACGGAAACAGGCTTGTATGGTGGTTCTAACATCCGCATTATGCGGAATATGCTTAAGGATGACTCATTAAATGGAGGGCACCATGTGATCCGAACAAAGCCCGGCCGTGAGTCGGGCACTGACAAAAAAACAAAAACCCAAACAAGGAGTCCTACATGAAAAATCAAAACACCACCAAAACCGGACAGTGTTCTGCTGATCCGGTATTTCTGTTCCAATCACCTGTCCAATCGGACTATCCACTCACCACAAAAAAAAAGCAGGACATCGCCCGGCAAGCGTCAGTCGCCAGGGGATGGCTTCGTACGTTGGGGGTGCGGTGATGGAGTATCAAGATTTCATTGAATCCCGCCGCCACCTTAAAATGAACAAGGGCTTTAAGCCGTTATTCATGCCCGGTTTTTTGTTCGATTTTCAGGCAACCCTGACAGAATGGGCAATTGAAACAGGTCGCGGGGCACTGTTTGAAGATTGCGGACTCGGGAAGACCCCGCAGTTTTTGACATGGGCTGAAAACGTGGTCCGGCATACCAACAAGCCGGTACTCATCCTGACCCCCTTGGCCGTGTCTTACCAGATTGTTAATGAGGGCGAAAAGTTCGGCATTGAGACAAAGCAGTCCAGGGATGGATCAGTACCGGCAAAAATTACCGTTACCAATTACGAAAAACTCCACCTGTTTGATCCCAATGACTTTGTGGGCCTGGTGTGCGACGAATCAAGCATCTTGAAAAATTTTGATGGTAAGATCAAGGATCAGGTTATCCATTTTATCAAAAAAATGCCGTATCGACTTCTTGCCACTGCCACCGCAGCCCCTAATGATTACCCGGAACTTGGAAATTCATGCGAAGCACTTGGGGTCATGGGGTTCATGGATATGCTGAACCACTATTTTAAAAACACTCAGAACAATGCAAAAGTTGGCAGGCATTACGGAAAACAACTGCAATGGGTGTTCAAAAGACATGCCGAGCCGCATTTCTGGCGGTTTGTTTCGTCGTGGGCCAGGGCCTTGCGAAAACCGTCTGATATGGGATTTGATGACGGTCCGTTTATCCTGCCAAACTTGATTGAAAACCAACACATGGTTGATGCCACCAAACCCCGGCCAGGTGAGCTGTTTCCGTCTCCGGCCATCGGTCTGAAGGAACAGCGGCAAGAGTTGAGGGAAACAACAACAGAGCGATGTGAACGGGTTGCCGAACTGGTTGACCACAAAGAATCGTTTGTCTGTTGGTGCAACACAAACCCTGAAGGCGATCTTTTAGAGCAACTGATCCCTGACGCGGTTCAGGTGGCCGGGAAACACTCACCGGAAGAAAAAGAAGAACGGTTCAAGGTGTTCCAGTCCGGCGAGATCCAAGGTCTTATCACAAAGCCCAAAATAGGCGGGTTTGGCCTTAACTGGCAACATTGCGCCCATACCACCATGTTTCCGTCTCATTCATATGAGCAGTATTACCAGTCGGTTAGGCGGTTTTGGCGGTTCGGGCAGAAAAAGGATGTGGTTGTGGACATCATCACCACACCGGGGATGGACTCGGTTTTGAAAAACCTTCAGCAGAAATCACGCGCCGCTGACAAGATGTTTGACGAACTGGTCCAGGTCATGAACCACCCGGAGAGATTTGATTCGGAGTTCAAATTCAATAAAAAGGAGGTACTGCCAGCATGGTTATAGACCAGGAAATAACAGAAAAATATGCAATCTACAATTCAGATTGCATCCCGCTTTTGGCTGAAATACCAGACGAGTCAATCCATTTGACAATCTACTCCCCGCCATTCCGGGGCATGTACCACTACTCATCGTCTGAAAGGGATTTGTCAAACTGCAAAGACTATGATGATTTTTTCAGGCATTATGAATTTGTGGTCAAAGAGATTGCCAGAATCACCATGCCGGGAAGGATTTCCGCTGTTCATTGCATGGACACACCACGGGACGGAGCGAACATCTGCGGATACGATGACTTCCCAGGTGACATCATCCGGCTGTATGAGAAACACGGCTTTGAATACACGCCTCGCATTTCGATATGGAAAGAGCCGCTCGGGGTCAGAAACAGAACCATGTCAAAATCCTTGGCACATATCCAGATTGTTCAAGACAGCACCAAAACCTGTGTGGCGGCATCCGATTATTTAATCCCGTTTCGGAAAAAAGGCGAAAACCCTGTACCTGTGACCCATCCTGTCGGTTTGCTGGATTATGCCGGAGAAAGGGAGATACCGCAGGAGCTTTACAAATACCGCGCATGGGACGGCAAGCAAACGGAAAACAGGTTTTCACACTGGATATGGAGACATTACGCATCGTCTTTTTGGGATGACATCCGGTTAAACAACGTACTGCCGTTCAAGCAGGCCAAGGACGAAGAAGACGAAAAGCACGTCCACCCGCTACAGCTTGACGTGATCGAAAGGGCATGTGTCCTTTGGTCGAATCCGGGGGAAAAGGTTTTGACCCCGTTCATGGGAGTCGGGTCTGAAGTTTACGGGGCCGTGAAGCTCGGCAGGAAGGGTATAGGGATTGAACTGAAGCCGTCCTATTACAAACAGGCATTGAAAAACCTGAGGTCCATAGACGCGCCGAAGTCGGAACAGATGGAATTACCCATGGAGGTCACCGCATGAACTACCAGGAAAACCCAAATCGCCAAGTAATCAACGTCGACTTCGACGGTACCTTGACCACCGGCGAATACACCAACGACCCCGGCCCGGTCCATGAGATCATTAACTGGGTCCGGGACAAATATATGTCCGGCCATATCATCATTGTCTGGACGGCCCGCCTTTGGGAAAACGCGCCTGACATGGTGTCATGGCTGATTAAACACCGGGTGCCGTTTCACGGCGTCATGATGGGCAAGGGTGGGAGCGATAAGTATCTCGATGATAAGGCGATGGCGTGGCGGGAGGTGACACCATGACAACCCTATCAACCATCGCAATCATCATTTTCTGTGCAATCGTGGCCCTGCTGTTCGTCCACGACATTTACCGCATCGGCGACAAGACCGGCAAGGCTGATGGATTCCGGGCCTGGTATCGGCAGGCGAAAGGGGGTGTGGAATGACACCCGGCACAGTCTACCGCCAATTCGCCTGCGGATGTCTCACCACAGAAAACCCATCCATCGTGTTCATCAAAATCAACGGCAAGGGCAAAAAGCTGACCATCTGCCCCCATTGCCAGAAACACACCGCCCTGTATGTCCGGCACATTCGGGAGTGCGCCGATTGCGGACACATTGACACGTCACACCGGATGCTTGCCGGAAAGTATTGCCGAAAATGCAGCATACACCACCGGGCAGAGAAACGGGCGGCAAAAGAAAATCCGGGCCATCCAGTTTATTACCAGGCCGGGTCCCGGATCAAAAAACCTGCGAAACTGGTAACGGAGCCGATGTGCCGTCACCGGATCATCTGTCTTCCGATGGGGTTGAACGACTTGCTGCACTGCGGAGGGTGCCAGAAGTTTGAACGGGAGGACCTGGAACTGATCTACGACCGCAGGGACCATGACCCGTTTGAGATGGCGTTGGGGGAGGCGGTATGAAAACCATCCTTGCAGCGGACCTTTTCTGCGGCGCCGGCGGCACCAGCACCGGCCTGATCCAGGCGGCGGAATCCATCGGCGCCCGGGTGGATCTGACCGCCATCAACCATTGGGATATCGCAATAGAAACCCACGCGGCCAACCATCCCGGCGCCCGTCACCTGTGCGAAACCCTGGACGCGGTCAACCCCCGGACCCTGTACCCGTCCGGCCGGATCAACCTGCTGGTGGCATCCCCGGAATGCACCCACCACAGCATTGCCCGGGGCGGTGTCCCCCGGTGCGACCAGTCCCGGTCATCGGCGTGGCATATCGTCCGGTGGGCGGAGGCCCTTTATATTGATAACATCCTGATCGAGAACGTCCCGGAGTTCCAGACCTGGGGACCGCTGGGTGTCAACGGGCGGCCGTTGAAATCGAAACGCGGAGCCACGTTCCAGGCGTTTGTCACGGCGCTGGTCTCCCTGGGATACCGGGTGGACTACCGGGTGCTGAACGCTGCCGATTATGGTGACCCCACCACCCGCCGGCGGTTTTTTTTGATCGCACGGCGGGGGAACAAAAGGATCCGGTGGCCGGAACCTACCCATACACAGGACGGCTGCCGGGATCTGTTCGGACAGACAAAGCCATGGGTGCCTGCCAAAAATATCATCGACTGGAGCCTGCCAGGGAAAAGCATATTCAATCGAAAACGGCCTTTGGCGGAAAAGACCCTGGCCCGGATCGAGTATGGATTGAACAAGTTCGGCGGGCGGGAATTTCTGGTGAAGTTTTTTGGAACATCCCGGGTGGCGGATGTGGACCGCCCGGCCCCAGCGGTCACTGCCGGCGGGCTGCACCTGGGCGTGTGCCAGCCGTTTTTAACAGTCTATAAGGGTCAGTCAAAAAGCATGTCAATTGATAAGCCGGTACCGACGCTGACCACGGGTGAAAACATATCCTTATGCCAGCCCTTTCTGATCCCGCAACATGCCGGCGCCCCGGGACAGATCCGGGTCCGGTCCGTGGACATGCCGGTGCCCACCCTGACCACCACCGGAGCGGAACAGCTTGTCCAGCCCTTCATCATCCAATATTTCGGCACCGGCAAGGCCCAGGGCGTTGACCAGCCTCTGGACACCGTCACCACCCGTGACCGGTTCGGCCTGATCGAAGTCTTTGAGAAACATCCTGCCCTGGACATCCGGATGCGGATGTTGCAGCCCCATGAGCTGGCAGCGGCCCAGGGGTTCCCGGCCGGATATAAATTTGCCGGGAATAAAGGGCAGGTGGTCAAACAGATAGGAAACGCGGTGCCACGGCGGACGGCCCGGGCGCTGTGCATGGAGCTGATATCATGACCCAACCAACCTGCCCGGACTGCGGCAGACCGATGATTTTTTGGCAATCGGGTAGGGGGCATTTTTGCCCTGAATGTGAACGGGAAAAGGAGGAACAAAAAAATGAACTGCCTGGATATTGTTGCAAAATATTTGAAAGACAACGGATATGACGGCCTTTTTAATGACGAATGCGGGTGTGAGTTATCGGATCTGCGGCCATGCTGCGATGATATAACCCACTGCACCCCTGGGTATAAAGTTGCGCCGCCACCGGACGTTCGCTGTGAATATGACTTTTACATCTGCGCCAGCAAAGACGCAAGGCCATGGGGGGCAGAATGAACCGATACTACATCAAATACAAAGAACTGACCGGCCTTGGCGCGCCGGTCAAGACAAAGTGGTTTGACACGATTGAAGAACGATGGAACTTTTACCGGTCCGGGGTCCAGGCTTTGGGCTTCGGGCAGAGGGGGAGATGAGACAATGTGTGAAGACATGTGTGATGATTGCAGATTCTATGAAAACAGCCCGTCCAAATTTCCGTGCAGTTCATGTACGTGCGGAAAATACTTCGAACCCAAAGAACAACCCTTCGAGCCGGAATACTTCTCCGGCCTGAACTGGCGGGATGCGTTGCCGCTGGTTGAACATGTTGTAGAATTTTCATGTGATGGTGAGGTGTGGCGAGGTCCATATGTCTTGCAAGACGTTATCGGCACAAAACACACCTCACACAGATACCGCTCTGCATTATGCAATGACTATCTTTACATCCGCACAACCCCCGAAACAAACGCCCACCCAACCGTCACCCTGACAGTCAACGGGCGGGAATGGGTGCTGCCGAAGCCGGAGACAAACGCCCCGGCAGATGGATGGGGATACTGGTTCATTGACTTTGCAGAAAATGGCTACACAACATCCGTGTGGACTGATGATCGCTTTGACAATAACAGACTCAAAAAGAAAGCCGTCCACCTCACTGAATCCCGCGCCCAGGCATGGGCAGACTTCTGGAAAAACGGCATCATGGCTGCGGTGAGAGGGGGTGACAAGTGAACGATGTTTTAGAAAAAATAGAGAAAGCGATGGGCCATGTTTTTGAATTATGTGATGGCACGGCAAAATGGACAATGCGTGTCCCTGTTGATGAGGATAGGGATTCTGATTGCATTATCATGGATGCGTTAGATAGTGCTGAAAAAGCACTGAAGCAAGCCAGCCGGGAGAACCAGCAGGAATACCAGAAGCATGAGTTTTGCCGGGACACTGAGTGCCCAGACCTACTGAATGTCGGCACAGAGCGTGAGACGTGCCTGATCGGAGATAATTATCCGGTGTGTTGCCGAACGGCAAAGCATTTTCATGACTGGCTGAAAGAAAACGGATACCGGATCGTCCGGGATTGATTTTACAGGGGCCGCGCATCTGACACGCGGGACAATAAAACGAAAGGAGTTCTACATGTTTATGTTCAGTTGGATTTTTGGTTTGGTTTTTTGGTTGTTATATATGGCGATAGGCGTTGTTGTTTATATTTACTATTGCCGACTTTTCTCTAAGAAACATTATGATGTGTTAATCGGGAAGGCAAAAAAAGATGAAGATGGAGACTGGAAAACAGAAGACGGAACGTATGTTTTTCCGAATGCATTTTACTCAACGCTATTTTTGGTTTGGTTTTTTTGGCCTATTGTTGTTTGTGTAGGGGTTGTTTTCTTTTTTGTTATTATTTTTGGGAAAGTAGTATGCAAAGGCTTTTTTCACCTTGCCCGAACAATGGCGAGCCGGTTGCCTGAAATTAGTGTAAAAAAGAAATGCGCTGTTGACGAAGTTGAGTAATTCAACTTGACACCCACCCGGCAAACATATAATACTCCCATTTAGGGGGAGGGCATGAAAGGAATGGACAATGAAACCATATTTTGTAATCTTAAATCACCAGAACCCGGATGTTCACTTGCCGTTGGTTGACGATGATGACCAGATGGTGTTTTTTGAATCTGAAAGTTTGGCTTTGAGGTTTTCGAGTTAGGCAGCGGATTGTAAACAACCATAGGCATCACCTCAAGGCCCGTGCCGGGGGTCAGCCAGCAAAGGAAAATAATTATGGTATTTGTGGCACCAAACCACGACAGCACATGCAACTGTGATATTTGTCGGCAATACAATACAGAAAAGATCGAATTCACATTTGAAGCCTGGGACCTCGTACCGCGAATCGACGCTTTATTGCAACATGATTTACCGAATGATATCAGGCGCATGGCCGAAGCCTGCAAAGAAGGAATTTTGAACAACAGCAGGTGCACCGGCATTGATATATTACGGCATAAAATTGAATTGTGGGAAGCGTTTTTCACACAGGCATCACCTCCAGGCCAGCGCCGGGGGTGAGGGTGCCGGCGTAAGGGGTGGGCGGCCGGTGGACGATGAAAGGATTGAATGATGTGGTTTAAATCAAGATCCAGACTAAGGAGAAGAAAGCGCCATTGCTTTAACTATTGGTACGGACATGTAGGCGGTCATTGGATAGAATACAGCAGCAAAGATTGGGAAATCAGGAACGGTCTTCGGTCTTGTTTTTTACCTCCTTGCATCTAAGAACCACAAACACCCGCCCAGTCTCACGATCAGTCGTGAGACACTCAATCTCCAGCATCTCAGCCGGGCAAGCGGACCTGATCACCCGCTTTGCCCGGTCTTCGATTTCAGATAGTGTCAGGCCAGCCATGCCGCAACACCTCCATCAGCTCATTTGCCCTCTCCGGTGAATCATGCCGCGCCCACTTTGAATCCAGCCCCTCTTTCTGAGCCAGCACAAAATCCCATCCTTTGACAGCGGCAATAAATTTTTTGAATGACCGGAATCCCCCAGGCCCCAACTGAAACCGCATGTTCATCAAAACCTCTTGCACATGATCCGGCAGCACATCAAACTGACCCGGGAATATCTTTTCCAGATCCCAACGGCATTCATCCAGGTCGTTGCGCAACATAAACCTGGCTTCGGAATATCGGATGCCGACTGTTTGCAGATTGCGGCCCACGGCACAAGAAAGGTACCCTGCCGTGCATTTGTATGGAAACTGTCGGTATCCCTCATGGCGTTCAATTGTGCGGTATAGGCGATTGTTGTTCATATTGCTCCTTTCAGCAGCGCACCCACAAGCAGCGTCGCCATCAGTGCGATAATGGCCCACTGCCGTTTCATGGTGGTCTGCATCTCGTCTTTCAAGGCAGCGTTGGTTTCCTTGACGGCCTCTCTGGGGCATGACGCTTGAAACTGCTGGACCTTGTTCAGCCTTTCATCGTGTTCTTTCCGGACGACCCAAAGCTCCTGGACCTGGCCGGACAGGTTGTCGATCCGGTTCGACTGGACCGCAATTAATCCCACGGTCTTTTTGATCTCACCGATATCGTCTCCCTGCTTCTGCAGCCCCTTCCACTGCTGCTTGATCGTCTCGTTCAGGTGCTCGATTTTTTCCAGAATTACCTGTTCAGATGTCATTTATACCACCATTTCAGATTCAGGTTCGTTTTTACCAGCCCAGAACGCCGGCCCGCCGAAGCACCGGACCGCTTCATAGTATTTCAACGCCCGCCTGTGCCGGAGCATCTTGAGCGGCCAGAGCTTAGTTTTTGCCTCAATGATTCGGATCAGATTGTTGAGAAACACCCGGTCAGCTTCTTGCCGGTCTTCCTCGTCCACGCCCACCAGGTACATAAAATCATGGATGTTACATGCTTCTGTAATTTTAAGTCCCCAGATGGTTTCTGGTACAGTCCAACCTAAACCCTTTGCTCCACAGCCATTACAGATATCTGCCTTGCCTTCGGGTGACAGTGACCAGTACAGGGGCGGGGCATAGAGTTTCATTTCATCCCCCTACCTACAGCAATACCAAACAAGCCACTGACAATGGAATTGATGATACTGGACTGTTCAGCACCGATGGTGTCAACGAATATCAGGGCCATGCCCAGGGTCAGCACCGCCAGGATTACCAGATTTTTGTCATCGTCAAGCCAGTTCACAAGTGGTTCCTCAAAATCTGAATAGAGATCCGAATTGCAGCCACATAGGGCCTTGCCTTGTCCACAAACGTCACCTGCTCAAAGATGCCAAGCACCTCAGTCGCCAAATACGAAATTTTCTGTATCGCCTCTGCGTCATCCGGATATTGTTTCAGCACATCGACCACAGCCAGGTATCGGTCCTCCAATTCCGCCAATTGTTCCAGCTCTTTAGGAGAAAACATGGGCTTGATTTCTGGATCTGTTACGACAATCCGAATGTCGCGGTAGATTGCATCTGCGGTTTTCAACACCTTGTTTTCAGTGACAGGATCTCCAGATTGAGTTCCAATGCACCCTGCAAAACACAGGGCCACGATTGCCAATACTGCTAAAGTCTTTTTCATAAATCACCTCTTCGATTTTATGTTTATTCTGCTTTTCCCTGTCCAGTCGCTTCATCTCGCATAAAACACCGATCAACAAAATACAGAGAACCCCCAACAAAAAACCCATAATCAAATCTTTCACGACATCGTGTCTTCAGATGCGTCTTCAACAATCGAAACTGCATCTGGATCAAGATCTTCCCACCTGTTCATATATGTTAGCTGCGCCGCATCTATTTCTACTGTTAAATTATAGTTAATTGCCAAGGATGTAACCACACATCCGCCGGACATTCTGAAAACTTTGTCGTTGTAAAGAGTTATAACGTTTCCTGGAATCAGTGTTGCCATGTCTGCCATATCCAGTACAGAAGATGAAAAAGATACTCTATTGCGTGTGTGTTGCTTCTGGTAATACATGATCCCAGCCTTTTGCGGTAGCGTGGTACTGTATTGAAATCTGTATTGAAATGCTTGGCTGGTTGGGGACTCAACGTCACTTTCGAACGGGTCAATGCTGACCGTAGTTTTGCCCGGAAATACATCTTGAGGTGCGTCCAGATCGGGCCATTCAACCGGGCCGCCGTCGTTTTGGTCTACCAGAGTAGGGTTGACTGAATACGTCATTTCCAGGGTTTTATCAAAAAAGCCTTTATTTTCAGGTGTAAAAACATGGAGTTGGATCTTATTCCCTTCGTACAGATAAGCGTCACACATACTCAAAAGTTCAGACAACACAGATTCCCGGCTTTGTTTTTCCCAAAAGCCACCCTGCCAAACAAGTCCACGGGCCGAAAATATTGTAGCTGCCGCCTCGAACGTGCTGCCTGGACCGGTATCCAAGTGTGATGATTTGACGCCAATATCTCTGAGGACATAAGCGATAATATCCGCTGGGTTTGTCATAGTGACTGTATCTGAACGACTGTATTTCACAAAAGGAATCAACATTGTTGCGCCGGATGTCCAGACCCCGTTTCCGTAAGGAGGCCCAACTGAAGTATCAATCAAAAACTGGCAGAGCTGATACCCGTTATGCGTTGACTGAGAAAAAGTGTAAGATGCACTGTCCCATGTGGTTGTGCCTCTTTCTCTCGGGGCTTGGATTTTTTCGACTATATATGTCGGGCCTTCTGGTCCTAAAACATACTTTCTTTCGTTGAACGGAGCAGACCCTTCTCCTGTGTTCACAGATTTAATGGGGATGAAAGCTGTGCCGAAAATCACCGGCACACAGTAATTGGTGTATGTGTCAGGATCAGATGACGGCCAGATTTCCTGCGGGTTTTTCGTTTTCGGATAGTCGCCGGATAAATGATATTGTAATGTGGATTTGCAGTAGCATTTGATTGTACCATACCGAAAAACAGCCCGCTCAATAATAAACCGCCACCGCTTGAATACCAACGCCGATATGTTTTCACCGATGACCAGGGTAATCGTAACATCAGATCCTTCAAGCGATGACAACATATTTTCAATCGTTGTGCTGTCGTCAAAAAACAAGTCAAATGTTAGATCAGAGGAGGACACCAATCCTCGACCAAAATCCCAACTTGATTCCACACCTCTGAAAGAATCTGGAATAACCTGGGCAGTATAATCCAATGCACCATATGTCACGGCCCTGGTAGACCAGTATTTTGTTGTGCCATCTACCTCCACATCGAACAACCAAATACCAGATGTATGGGATGTTACAGTTTTGGTGATCGGCATCGTAAATTCGATGTCATTGCCGTACCAATACTCGGATGGAGATCCGGAATCATCAACAGCAACCAGTCTGCAATGATATGTTGCCCCCGCTGTCAACCCGGTAATTGCCGAGCCGACAGTCTCCGCACCGTCAGTTTCAGTGATTTCCGTCAGAGTCGTTGTGTTGCCATAGGCCGTTGTGAATCCGTATTCGAAATACCAATCAACAGATGCTAAGGTGGAATTGATTGAACCCTGTAGCGTAACGGTTGTGTTTGTCAAATCAATAGGGAAAAAGGTTTTGACAATAACATCAAAAGTGGTGGTAAAGGTCAGCGCCTCACCGTACCATGTGTCTGTACCATCCGTTGCCGACGCCCGGAAGACATATTCGGTCCTGGCTTCAAGATCCGTTATCGCCGCATCGAAAAGCCCCAAGGTGGACTTTGTGGCCGGGGTGGTGGTGTTCTCGAAGTTCGTCCCGTATTCAAAATAAACATCAAGTCCTATAGGGCTTCCGGTTCCATCATCAAGACTTACGAGTTCTCCGTTTAGAGTGGCGGAAGTCTCTGCAAGATCATCAGCGGCCAAGGTATTTACAACCGCCCCACCTGTCACAAAGGTTAACTCTGCCCCGGTTGCCTGTTCTCCTTCTGCCTGTGCAAACGCCTGGACAGTGTAAGTGGTGTTGCGGTCCAGCCCGGTGATGGTGTCTGAAAATGTGCCAGTGGCTGTCAATTCCTGCGCCGTGGTTTCCTCAACCAGCATCCCGCCCTTGCTCACCCGGAAATAGACATCAACGGCAGCATACCCGCCCATGTCGGTCAGTTCACCGTTTAACGTGGCCCCGCTGGTGGTGACACTTGTTGCGGCATCGGTATCAACTTCAATCCCATCATCATCCACAACACCGTCACCATCCAAGTCGCCGGGATAAGTTTCCAACCAATCCGACCAGTCAGAGTATGTGCCGCCAACTGTATAATACTGGACCCTGCATCGACGCAAAGTGTCGTTATCAAGACCGGTTTCATTGTATTCTGTAGCAGACCCAACATTTACAAAATAGGTTTCGTTAGGGTCTTCTCCCGGATCTGTTCCTGCGACAGTTGGTGTTCCCACTTCGGCAGGACCTAACTCTACAATATAACCACCGATGTCGGTTGAATCACCGATGTCGGTTGAATCACCTGTCCCTGCTTCACTGGTAACAAATGTTTTATAGGCAAAATAAGCGCCTTCGGGATACCAGGTATCCACCCCATCCGTCACAACAGCTCTGAAGTAATACTTTGTCTCTGCCGTCAATCCTGTGATTTGTGCTGTAAATCGTCCTGTTGGATCTGGAAAAGCATTGTCACCATCTGCGGATATCGTTTGCGCTGGGGTTGTATTGCCGTAACTGGTAGATGTGCCCCACTCAAAATAGACGCTCAAAGAAGCATTGCCACCCATTTCACTCAATAGACCGATCAACACCGCACTGGAATCTGTGACCGCCTGAGATCCCCAGGTAGCAATGACAGGTGTATCACTCAGTGAAGATAGTGTGACTGTTTGCGATGATGCGGCGTACCAGACAGTCACACCGTCTGTCACAGCGGCTTGATATTCGTATGTTTCGCCTGGGGTCAGGCCGGTTTGATTAAATGAAAATGCCCCGGTGCTTGACACAGATTCAGCCGCAGTGCTTTGATCGAGACTCCCGCCAGAAACACCATATATGAAATACACGCTCAAGCCGGTCATTCCGGCCAGACTAGACAGAGTGCCGTTGAAAACCGCAGATTGCGTTAAGACCCCGTTTGCCGCATCAGTCGTAACAACCGGTACAGAAGACGGTGCGGCATAGGCGTATGTAATGACAACAGATCCACCCCCGGAAGCGGTCTGGCCCAGGGCATAAGACTCTGATCCATCCCCGACTATGATAGCGTAATCATTAGCCGTGACAGTTACATTGACACTCGCTTCTGCCCCCACCACAACACCAACAGTGCCACCCTCAGTAACCCGGAGTTTCTGCCCTGCCGCCGTACCGGAAAAGGTGTGCTGCACATAACCGTCAGCGTAAGGAGGCGCTGATCTCGGATTCGCTAACCCGGAATCCAGGTATTGAGTGACTGCGGTGCCGGAGGGGTCTATGATGGATGCGACTGTCATGGCGTAACCCTTGTGTATCCGTGAGAGGCTAAAAATTCATCTGTAACTATTGTTAATTCACCATAATTATAACCGTATTGATCTGTAGGTGTTGTAACGTAATCAGGATCAACAAAACTACCTGACATGTATGTTGTTGTCAGGGTTCCGTTATACTCGACTTTTTCGAGAAGCAGGTTATTGCGATATAAATACATATGATGGTTTCCATCACTGCTTCTTGAGATTTTGGTATTCCTTAAAAGAATGTCTTGAGTTGGGGAATTGGTAGAAATTACAGACGATGTTCCCCTGACCCCTTCGCTATGATCCACGCCACTTGCATTGCAATGTACTTTGTTGCAAAAAGCACCGGCATTTGGCAGGAACATTATATTTGAAAGCCAGTAAGATCCGGTACGAAGTAGCGTTATGTTTTCAATAAAAATATAAGATCCGGATCCAACGACTATGTTGTGGTTATCTGCCCCATAAAACGAATCGGTTTTGGAACCGTTATTATATGCTATAGTGTCTTCGGGTGTGTTCCCCATGCCCCGAATATAAATGGTCTTGGGGACACTGATGCCCACCCGCGACAACTCGCCATCAAAGGTGCCGTAACACAATATAATATCTCCATCTATTGCGACTTCAACAGCCTCTCTCAAATTGTCATAATCGTAGTCCACAGCATTTGGACCAACGGTAATAAAGCCACCACTCCATCCATCCGGGGCTGACGAGCCAGACATATCCAGCCAATCCCACAAAATACTCGTAATCGCCGGTGTCGCGGTCAACTGAAACGGACATTCAAGTGTTGTCAGCGTCTGATCTGCTCCGGGATATTCCGTTTCCCCGACCAACGATACAGCCCGGAAATGGTATGTCGTTTCTTCGGTCAGATCCGTAACACGGGCACAAAAATTGCCCGTGGCTGTCATCGTCAAAGCATCGGTTGTGCTTCCGTAGGATGTTGTTGTGCCATATTCAAAATATACCTCTAATGATGCCTCGCCGCCAAGGTTGGTTAAAGACCCTTGCAGGATTGCGGATCGAGAGTTGACTTCGGTTGCGGCGGAGGTTGCGACTTCTGCGCCGTAGACCGGTCCTGTGCCAGTGGCTAAAGACACCAAACCATCTGTCAGCGATGCGTTTGTGGCTTTGATCCAAGCTGTGGAACGAGCAACAGAAGAAACTCGTATTTCCCTAATGTGCCCATCGAACCATTCTGGCGTTGATGTGGTGGTGAGTGACACCCCTATTTTCACACTAGAGGTAGCGCTATAGATTGCGCCGTATGTGGCTGTTGTGCCTAAAGACACCGCGCCATCAACTAAGCTACTAAGCACCCCACCGTCAGCATTTAAAGTCAAATATTTATAGGTGTCTTTTGGGAAGGCGTTAGCTGCGGAAGTAGAGATCTGGAAATCGTTGTCATATATCGCTGTTTTTAAGCTGTTGTCATCAGACTCAAATTTCAAAACATATTGATATTGCTTATTTAAGCCTTCCCATTTGCCTATTATAGTACCGTCACTATGGTCTTTGTCGGTTTTCGCAACTGCTTCTATACAGAAACTTTGTGCAGACCCGCTAAAATCCAAGCTCCCCGGTGCGCCTATGTTGATATAGTCATCAACCCCATCAAACTCAATCGCCTTGCCATAATCCGCATCCACCAGATCATCGCTGGTCATTGACCCAGCAGGCGTCCCATCATTGCTGTTGTCGGTCGAATCAAGGATACACCCCGTCCCGCCAGATGGATCTTGATTCATGTGATAAACAGCGACAAAATTACTATCCCAAACGCTTTCAGCCGCTGAATCCCCGGTTTCACCGATATATGTTGTGTTGTCAGCCCATGTGGAATCCCACTCAAGCGTCAATTCGGTATCGGCAGAACTGAAAATGGAATCCACTTTGACATGCAGGACAGCTTTTTCTGTCGTGTCATCCCACATCTCGATTTCACAATATAGCTGATTACCGGATGAGTTTTTGACCTTGATCTTTTTGGAATTCGCACCCAAATCAGTAAAAATCTGAGTCGCATCAAAAGACCCCGTGCCGGATGAACTGGACAGGTATACCATGACCGGGAAATTGGTAAGGGTGGAGTCGATCTGAGTTGAATCAATAGTTATGTCAAATGAGCCGGATGCCATATAGAATTATCCTAACGGAGTGATTTTCGGGTTGCCGTTTGCGTCTTTGTTCAGGAAATAGCGTTTCTCAGTCACAGTGCCGCTGACATCCTGCACAGCCCTTGCAATGGCGGTTTCCTGCTTTTCGTCAATGTCTTCGACAAACGCCGCCATGATTATCCCAGCATCAATTTTTGATTGGATAAAAGCGTCAAGCTGGTTGCGGAAAGTCACAACAACCGGAGGCACATAAAACGGGTCTTTGTCTGCCCAAAGGCATACTCCGTCTGTGATTCTTTCATAGAAGTGAAACCTCTTTCTTGTGCCGGTATCACCTTCGGAAAGTATCCCGGCAACTGCCCAATGCTTGATGTTGTTTTCCGTGTCGCCTTCGCGCTCTTGCAAAACCGTGTATCCGTTGTTTTCAATTTCTGCGATTAACTCTGCTTTGTTCATGGTTTAACCCCTCGTATATGTAATTTAATCTGTTTTACTTCGCTCCAATTCGGCTGACCCGCCCGCCATCCCTGGCTAAGTGGTTCAGCGAATTTTACCGTGTAATCCTGCCCATCAGTCGGATGACTCCAATAGAATGACCGTGCCATGCCGTTTGCCTTGGTTGCGGAATTGTAAAGGTCAATGATTGTCCCTGCGTTCGTAGGTGATAGGAACTTCCATTGCAGTGTGACTTCATACTGCGGCTGATTGCTCAACGTCACAGTTCCCCGCTGACCATCACTGAACCTGTGGACAAACTGTTCTTTTCTGGTTTCTTCCCAAAGCTCAACGTGAGGCGGGATGTCCAGCGTTTCAGTCGTGTAATCCGCTGTTACGGTGCTGAAATAATCTGCCATAGGTTTAGCCATTTGCAATTCTCCTGATGACTTGCTGTACTTCAGGATCTGCTTTAATGAACTCAATCATCTGGGCCTTAGTCCATTTTGGCCTGTGCCAACCAAACAGTCTTTTTATAAATTTAAGCATTTGCTACCCTCCGAATTTGTCTCTGTGTCTCCGGGTCCACTTTGATTGTTTCCATTACCAGACCCCTAAATTCGTGCGTACCTATCTTAGCTGTAACATTTAGATTGATAGTTCCGCCTCCTGACCCTGCCAATGCGTCTCTTATAGCCGTCACGATACTTTCTGAAGTGTCATTCTGGACAACAACCGGGATTGCCGTTCCGTTCAGCGGAACAATCATTTCAGGACCGTGATATGTCGCTTCGGGCATTTTGTACCCGGACATAGGACCGGAGATAATTGCACCGGAAGCGAATCCTTGTTCTTCCAAATAATCCGCGTACGGGTCACCCGTCCCGCGATATAAATCCATGTATTCTTCTACGGCGTCGTAAAACGCAGTTGCCAAATCAGGAAAGTCTCGCCATTGAGATTCCGCTGTCCAATAATCATACCCTTCGCGATCTATTTGCCATGGTTCAGAACCAAACTCTGGACCACGCCCTATTGATTCGTAAAGGGCCATAACTCGGTCGTATTCTTTTTCGCCTGGAGTTTCTCCCCCTGGATCTGGTGTGATGGGATCAGTGGTACCCCCTCCGCCCCCTGCGGCATCAACAGCAGCTAAGTATCGTTCCAAAGCAACGCTGATGCTCAATACGTCTTCGGAAATGATTCCAAGGGTTTCGTCGATGGATTGCAATTCGTCGATCTGTCGTTGCGCTTCAGTCCGCTGGTCATCTTCGATAGACCGTAAATCAGCCATCACAGAATCAAAAAGCTGTGCGTAATCGGACCCGCCGTAGGCTTGGGCAAAGTCCAGGTAATCAGGCACAAAAGATGTCAAGGCATCAACTGCGGCAGATATTTCGTCTGCTGTAGTGGCCCCCTGAACATCTGCCATAAGGTCAGCGTATCGTTGCTGGTAGTATTCAAGAGATTGCACCGGGTTGTAATCGCTACCCATCAGATCGTCAATCAAAGAACTGATGCTATCGGCGGCTGACAGCCGGGCATTGATCAGATCCCATTCGGCATCTATTGCCCTGTCAAGTGCATCTCTTGCATCCTCTACTGCATCTTCAAGAGTCTCACCCACTTCATCGGTCAGCTCCCCGAACATGGCGTTTACTTCATCTTGAAAAGCCTGTATTTCATCGGCAGCCCCTGACAGGTCGTATCCATCCAACACGGCCATTACAGCGTCCATATCTTCGGTATTGCGCCAAACAACACCAAGCGTTTCATTCAGTTCTGATATGTAGCTGTCCATGATAGATTCGGCTGTTTCAGCAGCTAATGTATCGACTATGGATTGTTCCAGGATGGATGATAAATCACCCCCAGACTTCAGGGTGTCGGCAATAGATGCCCCGGTCAGCCCGGTTATTCTTGCACCAAGGACCTGATCCCTGGCCCGTTCTGCTTCTGTGACATCTTCTACCGTGGCATGTACGGATTCCAGGGTAGCTATCAATCCTTCGAATGCCAGATCAATGCCGTTCAGGTCATCATCTATGGTCTGCACGGAGTTAACGGCATCAAGTTCTGCTTGGACTTGAGCCATGACCTCCGAAATGGTGACAATATTGTTGTAGGCATCCACCGTTGAAAGGCCGAACTCTTCCATCTGCCGAGTGAACTGTTCCATAAAATCAGTTGTATTTTCAACAACATTGGCAAACTGAGTAAAAGCATCCCACCGGGTTCCGTCTTCAGGCGTAATGGCATCAAAGAAAGCCTCATTGAACGTATCTGCCATTACAGACACTTCACGAGTTACGGTGTCATAGAACGGTTCGTAAATTGTCTGGTTGCCTTCCCTTCCTCCGCCGGTTGTTTTTCGGTGTCCGGCAAGATACTGAAATTCTTTTTCAACCGTTTCGGCATCAGGAAAAAGCTCCATCATCAGAGATGGTAGAAGTTCAGAAAATACGTTGTTGGAAAGGGCTTGAATATCTGATCCTTCTACAGATCCGATGTATCCAATATGACGATTCAAAACATCGTCCATTACAATGCCTGTCGTTTCTTCGATACCGGTAAAAAGGGCGTCAAAATAGTCAAACAGAGCTTGCCCGAATTCAGAATCTGCGTCTGTGTCTTTTGCGCCAACTCGATATCCAAACTCACTGGATTTCATTCCATACGCCCAACCAGAACCGGGGAAATACCCTTCCGGGTCTTCTGGGTTGTGGACGGCAAAGGAGATGGCTGGCTTATCTTCACTCAAGTTAATGATGTCTTCTGCCAGTTTGATGCCTACATATGAAAATAAGCCACCAACGGCAGCAGTGCCGATAGAGGTTCCAATCCCGGTCCAGTTTAACGATGCCGGAGCAACGGCTGCTCCCATGCCGGGGCCTTGGTACGCTGGATTCACCCACCCGGACGGTAACATATTCATCCAACTACTGCCGTCGCCGGAAAACATATCCCAAATGCTCGATGCTCCAGTCATGTTGATGCCGGGGGAGGAAGTTGATGGCAGGCCGAAAAAGCTACCAATCGTTGATCCTGCCATGCTGTTCATCATGGGGGCAAAGATGTTGTTCATGGCTGCTTCGGCCATCATATTCGCCAGCATCCGTTTGAAGATGTTCAACATTTCATCTGTGAAGTCTTCAAAGGAGTCAAGCTGGCCGTCAAAGATGTCGTAGAACGTATCTGCGGCAAAGCGGTGCATGTCATCGTACACCCGTTCCCATTCGCGCTCGTATTCTTGGCGGGCTTTTTCTTCGGCCTGAGCCTTCTCCTTCAGGTTCTGCTCGTAATTGTCGATGTCCTCAAAATAGGTATCCAGCGCCGCTTGTATGCGGATCTCTTTCATAGATTCCTCAGACTTGATGGTCATCTGTTCTTTTTCATGCAGCGCGGCAGCATAGTTGTCGAAGTCCTCAAAATAGGTATCCAGCGCGGCCTGGACCTGAAGGTCTTTGAGGGATTCTGCGGCGAGTTTTGCCCGTTTCATTGCGTCGGTCAGTTCGTTGGTGTCGTCTGTGACTTCGTCAAGCCCATCCGCCCAATTACTAAAATCAAAATCGTATATAGCATTCGCGGTAGTAATAGTCGTTTCAAGGTCTCCAGTAGCCTTATCGAAATCTTCAGTTTTGTCTTTTGCTTTTTCAAGCATTTCGGTATAGCCTTGCAACCGCTCCTCACGTTCCGCTATTTGATCCAATATTTTTTGTCCAAATGTTTCTTTATCCGCCCCTCTCAGATCTTTATATTGTTTATTGAGTTTCTCTATTGCAGCCTGTTCACGTTCAATCAAGACTTCCAGCTTGCTTGATTGTGGGATAGCGTCGAATTGAGCATTCAACTCTTTTAACTGACCAATGACCGCTGATAATGTGGCAAGAACAATAGCCGCCTTCTTGCCAAAGAAAAAGGCACTTATGATACCAACAGATTGAACCCAAGTTGGCAATGACAAAAACCCGTCAACCATTCTCCATGTCGCCGTTGCCACCCCTTCAACCAGTGGCTGAACTTGCGCTAGTTTTTCTGCGGTCTCCCCAACCAAAGCAGGTATGCCTTGCCGGATAAATTCATCGTTGGCATCTACCCAATCCCTAAAATCCCCCACGACGTCAATTATTGCTGGAGCCAATCCAGCACCTATGCTGGCCGCGATCAAGTCAACCGCATTCTTAGTCATTCCCATTTGAGCAGAAAAGCTTTTAGAAGCGGCCATAGCCTCTTCATTTAATGCTGTAGCATTTTCAACCTCAGCATTTGAAATGGCCAAGGAATCAGCCAGTAATTGACTGTTCTGGGCCATAGCAGGAAGAACCTTCAGGACTTCCTCCCCTTTCAGCCCAAAATCTTCCAAAACTGAGGCTGCGGTCCGACCACCATCTACAAGCCTGCCAATCCCTTCAATCCATTTTTGGAACACAGCCGTAGCGTTTCGTTCAAAAGTTTCCCTGAGTTGTTTTTCAGTCATCTGGGTCACATCCATCAGGAGTTTCATTTCAGCCCCTCCTGCATGGATTGCTGCTTCAATGGTCCGCATTGCCCGGCCCACAGAAGACCCACCAAGCTCAGCCCTGACTCCCATAGACCGCATAGCCGCGCCTAAAGCAGCCGCATCAGCCGCCGTGACAGAAAAAACAGATGTTGCTTGGCCGATTTCAGAGGCCAAGGATAAGATTTCTTTTTCAGAAGCCGCAGAAGCATTACCCAAAGCAACCAACACCGAACCGAATCGTGGGACAGTGTTGATCGCCTCTCCGGTAACATTCAGTAACCGGGCAATAGCCTTAGCGCCTTCTTCTCCAGCAACATCAGAAGCCGTCTCAAGTTTGGCCATGGTTTCTGTGAATATTTCAATATTCTTGCTGCCTGTGACTCCAAGTTGCCCAGCAGCTTCGGCTAATTCAAGAAGCCGAGAAGTGGATACAGGAAGTCCAAGAGACATTTCTGATATGGAAACTCCGAGGCTTTTGATCTGCTTATCAGTCATCCCAGTTGTTTTCTGAACACCGATAAGACCTTTATCAAAAGCAGAAAAAGCGGCAAGACTCCGAGACACCACTTGCTGGGTAGCAAAGGCCGCCGCTAAAGCAGCCCCGAGTTTTGCCGCTGTTTTGGACATGGAGCCCATCCGGTCCTCTGCCTGCCGACCGGATCGGGTCATCTGGTCCAGGTCGTTTTTCGCCTGCTTTGCTTTCTGGCTATTGATCTCAATATTGAGTTTGGCGATGTCAGTCATCTGGACCCCTGTTTTGTTTTCTGTTCTTTTTTGGCTTCCTGGTGTCCTTCCAGAAAAGCCCTGTCCATCTTGGTCAGTATTTCAATTTCCCAGTCGTAAATTAAAGGCTTCCTCACCTCCATCCACGACTTGATTTCACCGTAAGGAATAAGGGAGACACCAAACCCTTGAGGCCGTCTATTGGAAAGATCCCAGAACCAGTTCCAGATATGCTCCCCTTCCGGTGGAATATCGAAATCCGGTATCTGTTGTTTACCTGTCTGTTTTTCGATCCGCTCAAGGTGTTCACGCTTAGTGCCTCCCCCTTCCATTTGCTGATTCAGGTCAGCCGTGATTTCAACCGCCTCACAAAGCAGGTCGGTTAACTCTGCAAAAAATTGCTCCGGTCCTCCAGGAAATCATTGGCCTGTTCCCTGATCCATGAGTATTCCTTGTAAAGATCAACAGCAGATGCGCCGGGAGTGATCTTGACCTCTTTCCCTTTCAGGAATACCCGGCCATCGTAGGTGACTTCGGCCAAAGAAATCATGGCTTCTTCTTCCAGTTGTGCGGCTGTCATCCGGGCCTGCCGGAATTTCTGCTGCTGTTTCAACCGGCGATCAATGACCTTGCGCTGGGACTTCTTGTAGGTTTCGGAATCAGAAGACCCGATGACCAGATACATTGTCTTTTCATCCTTGTCACCGTAGGTCAGAACCTCGCCGGTGGAAGGGTGTCTCAGGTCCAGTCGCTTGCCTTCATCTTGTACTTTCAGTTCGCTTAAATCCATTGCCCTCATCCCTTTCATTGATTGATTGTTTTGCCCTCTATTTTTTAATTCTTGCCGGTGTCAGGGAGGGCCACCCGACTACCTTTTCAGGCCCGGCAAGAAATTGTTACGCTGCGTTGTATTTTCTGATTCTAAAAGCTGAATCAATGGTGGTGTCCTTGTACGGCTTCACCGTCAGGTTATCCACCAGCTCCCCGGACCCGCCGATGGGACGGCCAAAGTTGGTGATTTTGCAGGACGGATACTCAAATTCGTAGAATGAAGTATCCTCCAAGTCCTCATCCTCATACTTGACCTGAATTTTCAGATCTAAGCTGGTCTCGTTCTGATACTTGGATTTGATCGTCTTATCCGTGTAGTAGGCCGTCAGGGACATATCGCCCATCATCTTTCCATGGGAGACTGCAAACGGGTACCTGGAACCCAGGGCAAACAACGGAGTAGACTGGTTGTTGATGGAAGGATTGAGGCCAGAAAAATAAATCCCGGCTTCGCCTTCCAAAGAGACCGTCCCGTTGAAGCTGTCGTAAAACGGCTTGCTGGTTTCGGTGTAAGTTGCACCGGCAACTGCATCACCAATATTGGCTCCAAGATCAAGCTCTTTCCCGCCGATTGCCTCAAGCTGGAAAGTTACATCCCCATTCGGAGCCAGTGAAATGCTGAAACTGGCAATCTCGGTGTCGATGATTCTGATGTATTCATCAGTATCAGAGTGATAGACTTCCCATGCGACTGCCCTGCGGGTTGAACCGACTTTGACATAATCCGTTGCAGTTGTGGCTGAAATAGAAGCCGCATCCGTGACTGCTGACAAACCTGTGGCATTTGCACAAGTAATCTTTGTGGCGGAGTCAACGGCAGTCACCTCAAAAGCTGCATTATTCGCTGTGTGCGGTGCGACAAACCCGGAAAAGATGATAATATCACCGACCTCAACGCCATCGGTGATATAAGATCCAGTACCCCTGGTAAATGAAAATCCGCTTGTTTCCGCTGCCACGGTTACGGTCATGCCCGAAATGGCGTATTTCGCTGCCCATGTCCCCTGTGCCGCCGCCTCGATGATATCATCCAGACATTCGGGCCGGAACTTGCCGGAAACGGAAACCGTTGCGTTGGTTGTCCCTGTCCTGGGTTCCAGTTCGTTCCGATCTCCAGTCATGGAGTTGTCCGCAAGCTGCTCTGCCTGGACAGAATACTCCGCATTAGTGAAAGGCAAAACGATCCATGCCGGATTTGCATCAATCTCCCCGGCTGCTGCCTGTACGAGATAGGCCAGTTGGGCATTGTCACCCAAGCCTACCGTTACTAATCCTGTGGTCATAATAACACCTCACTCATTTAAATTGTCATATATGCCCGAAAAGTAACGGACATTGGTAAAACATATTTGGTATCTTCTCGCATTGCCGGGCCGATCTGACCGGCTCGGACAACAACGCGGGTAGTATTTCCTGTGGTTGAAAGAGCCTGCCCCCGTTTGAAATACGGATCGCTGAAAAACAGCTTTGCGATCCCGTAAGCAGCTCCCCATCCGTTCATATTGGCAACGACATCCACTTGATAAATCAGCGGGCCGGCATTCGGGGCGTTCGGACCGAGATGATGCCCTGTAAACTGCCCTGGCAACATCCACTCCCTCAGATAGGTATCAGTGGACGGATCTCCTGGATTTCCTTCCCACTTGACCGCCAGGGATTGCGCCGTGGCAAAGGTGTTCAGCAAACCAGACAACAGACCGTGTGCTTCGTCCATGCGGTTCATGTCATACCTCCAGACTTGAGCTGCTCAACGATCTCAGCGAAACTAATCCTCCACATGCCTTTTGGAGCCTGAAGCTGAGAATGTCCATATTCAAGTGGAACGATGTACTCAACATTATTGTAAATGAATATGGTATCTCCTAATTCAAACTTTGAAACCTCATTCAACGCTTGTGTCTGCAATCCAAAATCTATCTGTCCCGCATCCGCAACAGGGGAACTTTTGGTGGTGTCTTTTGCTAAAGAAGCACTACTGGGAATGGAATTCAAAGAGATCTGAGTGTTAGCCTTGGCGCGACCTGTATCTACCGGAGTTCGCTTTACAATCCTGGCATGGAGATCGAAACCCGTCTTACGGACAATCTTTTCAGCATTGTCGATCGCCTTCTGACCAAACTTTGCAAGGTCCACTGAAAAACTACTCATTGTTTCCTCACATGGCACTTATAAAGCACTGCGGTATCTGCTGGTTTGACCGCTTCAACCGCCAGGATCGTCCAGCCATCCAATACATCGTTTTGTTCCGGTTCCAGGCCGTCAGCAGCAACAAGGGCTACTGAATCCCCCTGCTCGATTGCGAACTTGTCTTTCCACTTCTGGGAGATCCCTACAAAAACAGCCTTGACCGATCCGGTTTCCGGGTCACCGGCTTCGCCCTCGACCGGTTCCCACTCCCCGGTCACAGGGTTGAAAACCTGATTGTCTCCGGTGTATCCAGGTTTGGCCAGGGTCACAGACTGCCCGAATTTCTCAAGCAAAGTTGCGGCGGTGTCCTGTAATCCGGCGTACATTAGGAAAGCCTCACATTCAAAACGCTGCCACTGGTGATATAGTCCCTGAGATATCGGAGCAATGCCGGAAACATCTGCACGTTGCCGCCCGGTTCATACTCGATTTCAATGACATCCACCTTTTCGCGGGCCACCCGTTGCTGAGTCTCAGGCATCAGGACACCAGGGGTTTCATTTTCCATTCGGGATGCGTGTTTCAATGCCCTGACAACAGCATCCGGCGGATCATCGCCCCACCAAAGATCAGAATCGTCATCTCCCCGCTCATCGGCCCATGGCAGGCTTTCGATATAATCCATTGCCCGCAGGACATCGGCTTCGGTGATGGTGCCGGTGTAGCCCCTGGCCGTGTTCCATGCCTGTATATCAGCCAGCGTGGCGTATGTATCAACTCCGACTGTAAGGGACATTATTCAGCCTTTTTCTTGCGTTTCTCCGGTTTCTGTTTTTCAGTCACAGTCTCACTATCTGAATACAGCAAAGGGTCATAATCGCCGACATTGATTACAACCCTCCTGCCGTCAGATTTACGCCATACTTCTTTTGTGGGAATGATCTTAATTTTCCTCATTACGAAGTCCCCATATTAAAACGGGGAGGTGCTGCCTCCCCGTGAGTGTTTAGCCCAGCACCCTAACTGCCAGTTCAGGCCGTACCAGCTTTGCGCCGTATAGGATGTCAAAGCTCCATCTGGTTCTCTTGTACTGCCTGGAAACTTCCAGCCTCAGGGTTAAGCCGGATACGGGGTCCTGCATGGACATAATCTGGCTTCCAAGACCTTCAGCACTGTCAAGTAGGGGTCTGTTGGCAAAGGCAATAGCATCTCGGTGAAAAGCGATATTCGCGCTATGGCTGGCGACTATTGAGATAGCTTCAGCGCCAGTCAAAGCGGCTTTCAACCCAGGAGCAATTTTTACTGGCAAGTCGCCGGCACCTGTTCTTTCGGCATCCTCAGTCACAACATACTGCTGGTCATGCCCGGCAATTGTAAGTATATCGCCAACCTTCAGATCCGCATCTCCACCAGTAGTCGTGGTCAGGGTAGTCAACCCCTCGGCATGTTCTGTCCCTGTTTTAATGGCAAAACTGGTAGCCACGGTCCCGGCAGTGTGATCCTTCACGTTCTGGTCAAGGTGCCAGTCAAAACCAAGCTTACGAACGATCTGCCCATCGTTTATTCCGCGAGCATCTCCAGTCCATGCCACGTCCTGGAAGGCACGCAGCCCAAGAGCATTCGCTTCAACGTCAGGATTAAAAACAAAGCGTCTGTCAGTCATTGGCGCAAGATAGTTGTTGAGGAACTTACGCGCCGAGGTAGCAACGGTCACGTCTGTCGCAAATGGAGTGGTGCCGGCAGTCCCAACGGCGGTATAGATGCCGGTGTAAAGACCAAGGAGATATTGGTCCACGTCATTTGCCAAAGCCTTAACGGCTTCAGCAGCCTGCATTGGGATAGTCCCGTCCATGACTTCCATCATTTCTTTGTCAGTCATAAAGAACGGAGCTTCCTTCCACTGGTCCAGGTTGAGCGTAACCATACCTGGAGTAATGCCAGCATCGTCAGGGTCCGCATATCCAGGAGTTACAGGTACGGCTGAAATGGATGTGGGGATAGGAATATCAACGGAGCTTCCCCTGTTTGCAGCCTGTGCACTGTAATCAGCATTCACAAGCCGGGGCATGACAGCGTTTTCACGCAGGGTGACAAGACCCTGGGCCAAAAGCTGTGGGATAACATTTGTCAAAGTATTTGTATTCGGCATAATTCACCTCTTTATTGATTGACAACCTTCACCTTTCCAGAGGCTATGTCGTCAATGTTTGCCTGAAATGCTTTTACATCCCGGGCATTAATTGTTTTAGTTCCAGGGGGCGTGCGTGATGTTCCACTTGGCGGTGCCCCGCCACCGAATGCATCGGACCCCTTCAGGATACTGTCCTTGTAGGGATACTGATTTACCAAGGCGCTCAGGGCTTCGTCAAAGTCGGCCAGCTCTCCCGGCCTGTCCTGAGAATATACTTTGTTACCGTGCTGGTCGTAGGCGACAACCTGGCCTTCCTCGATCTTGAAGTTCTGCCCGAACCGGGCTTCCACCAGATCATACGGAATAGCCATTTTGTCAGCGATGAACTTTGACCGGGCAAACCTTCCGCCGATCAGTTCTTTGGTCAGGATGTTTTCTTTTTCCTGGACCTTGTTTTGAAGCTCATCAATTTTTGACTGCATCGCCTTGGTTACTTCTGCCTTGACCTTTTCCACTTCGCCTGCGTCTATCAGCTTTTTCTGGTCAAGGTTTTTCAATGTTTCGATGGCTTTCAACGCTTCGGCAGGATCTTCTATCCCGTCAAATTTTTTCACCTGCTTTTCCAGCTTTGACCGGGCATCTCGCTCTTTATTCAAGGCTGTTGTCAGGCCGTTGATTTCATCATGGGTTTTGAACCCGCCCTCAACATTCAGTCTGTACTTGCCGTCTTGTTCGACGTACAAGGCTGCGATCGCTTCATCCAGCCCATCAAGGCTATCCAGCATCGGTTTTAACATATCTCATGTCCTCTCTTTGGCATCGCGCCGGTTAAAATGTGGCTTCTCGCCGTAAATAAAAAAAGGCCCACAAACAGAATTGATCTGCTTATGGGCCTTGGGTTAACGCTTTTCTCAGCGGAACTTACAGCTTGTTAAATTTTTCTATTGAATCTATAGCATTAATCTATGCAAAAGTCAAGCATTAGTCTTTCTTGGGCGGCCTGCCATTTTTACGGTGCTTCACCTTCTCCACCTCTGCCGGGTCAATCACCCACGTTCTCCCGGCCCTGCTGGCCTTGATCTGCCCGGCGGTTACCATTGCCTGGACTCGGCGTTGGGTGACTCCAAGAATTTTGGCGACTTGGGCTGTGGTTAGGAAGTTCATTGTTGTCCTTTTAATGCCCCGGTGGTGTGCTGGGGCGGGGTGTTATTTGGGCGGTCCCGGCTTTATGACGCGCCCAGCGAATTCATATCCGTAAACCATAGACGAAGGATTGTCTCCGGGTTCTGCGACCCGAAAATCGTCTTCATCCAAAATCCAGAAACGGCATCCTCCTTGTGCCACCAACTTTTTTTGAAATGCACCTATTTCTGCATTCCTATCGTGGTACTGGTTAATGCGGTCTGTCAAGACTGCCCTAAAATCTTCCCATTCGGCAACATTGTGTTGCAATCGCTCCAGCTTTTGAGACAGACAATCCGGGCAATAAGCCGTGAATGTCGCTTCGCCTGGAAAAATGGTCGATCCGCACAGTGGCAGATCAGCCACTGTGTATTTTTGGATTTTGCCTCGCCACGGCAGTCCAACGGACTGTAGCCCACAACACCTTGCGTTTGTTTCCCTGTATATTAACTCCATTTTAATTCTCCTTGTTTGTGCCCCGGCGTACCGGGGCGGTTGGGTTAGCGCTCTTCCCATCGGCAGACGTCAAGTCTGCCATGACAATCGGGACATCCGGCCCCGAAAACGTTATTCGAGGCGGTGACGAAAACGTCATGATGTCTGTGTTCCGAGCCACACTCGGAACATGCGGCAACCGGGCCGAAGAGATGGTCCCGGGTCGATCCCTGGCGGACGGCTGTTCCGTCCGCCAGCATGGTGACGCCTTCAGGCAGACGGTCAGCGCCTTGGGCTAATGCCATTTCCCGCATTTCTGCGGGTGTTCCGAAAAAAGTTGCCCCTGACGGGCGGGAAAGTTCATGTCTCATGTCTTTTCTCCTTTTTGGGGGTTGTGGTTTTTCCTCTCACTCTTTGGTAAAACTATACGCTTATCTGTATCTAATGTCAAGAGAAAAAACCATTTTTTTTAAAAAAAACAAAGAAATTAAATCAAGGATTCGTCAACACCTATGCGAGCTTTGGAGATTCCGCCCCGGTGCAGTTCAATTCGAATGGTTACGCTGCCGGTCCACCTGCTGGCAAGTAGCTGTGCGATCCGGGTGGATATGGCTTTTATGAGGTTGTCAAGGGTCACTTAATTTCCTTGAAAAGGTTTGCCATGTCACATGCTTCGCAATTATTAGCATCGGCCTTGGAGTGTTCGCAATATTTGCAAGCCGATTCTTTTCTTGGTTGCCATGGTTGTGTTGACAACCGTTTAAAATCGGGTTCAAGTGATTCATCTTTGAGGTTTAAGGCCCGTAACAATGACTCAAATATCTCCGGTGGCCCCGACACACATGAGCCAGCATAGTCATCAATTTCTACCCACCCGTTTGATCTAACTATAACACACAAAAACTCCAAATCGTTTAGATAAAGTTCTTTTTCTACAAAAACAGGAAGATCAGAATAAATTTCAAAAGCCCTTGGTTTTGAGTCCCAAATATCCTTTGCCATTTCAAGTATGTTCTTCATTTTGCCCTCTCTTTTTATTGTTTTTATAACTCATCCAACCGATACAACCGCCCGGTATTCGGGTCCACCAGATCCTTGAACTTCACCTTGCCAGACTGGATCAGCTCAAGGCGTTTAGGGCCAACCACGTTTTTCTGGAACTGCTCTCCCCTGGATTCAAACCAGCTTGCATATTCTCCTTGGTGTGTGCCCCATGAAACGATATTGCGCCCACCTTCGCCAATGGGAATATCCGGCCTTTCTGTCCAGGGCCGGGCTACTTCTTCGAGTTCATCGATGTCTATGCCAAGCTCACGGTATGACACTGTTATTGGCACAGGTACGCACCTACAATTTGGGTGAAGAGGTATCGGTGGACCTTCACCCAGATTGTACCGGTTCCCGTCATTGCATGCACACCTGATGCACGTGCCAGTTCCCGTCTGAAGGTTACTATTCTCCAAAACGCTTGACCATTTCCATTGCTTCACTATATCGGAATTTGCCGCCATGACCGCTTGTTGGGCAGATACATTCGCTTGTTGAATAAACGAACGTGCCAACGTAACCGCCTCTTTCCGGGTAAACCCTTCCATATGCCCCATGATGTTATCCACAAGCCCACGGTATCCCTTGCCCTGCAACACCCCGGCTCCCAGATCCTCAAGTATCCCCTGTCGAACGGTTGCATCAAAAGCTTTATCAACCCACTGTGTCAACGTCGCACCTCCGAGCGGTGTCGTCTGGAAAAATGATCTGAACTGCTCCGGGGACAAGGCCACATTATTGAACCCCTGGACCTTACCACCAAGGCTCATGGTCTGGCTGTGATATTTGGCCGACTCGGCCCCGGCTTGACATGCAAGGCTTGATATTTCACCGGCGACTTGCTCCCGGATTCCCAGTGTTAAAGCGTCAATTTCCTTGATCAACTCCTGTCGTCTCAACTGCTCCCATCGTTTGAGTCTTTGGTTTGGGTTCAAAAGTATTTGTTCAGCGGCTTTTTCAGTGGATCGCATGGCGGTGCGTAAAGCGGAGACTTCCATCTTATCGAGATTGTACCGCCAGATTACTTGCCGACTGGTTTGATACAAATCTAATAGCTCTGAAGGCGGTAGACCTGAAGCCATTGCTTAACCCTCGCGTCTTTCTTCAACCTTTACATACTCAGTTTTCGGTTCATACGGAAACACAACGGGTGTTTTCGAGTCGCCAGATGTAAAGGCGCAGCCGTCAGGCTCAACAAACACTTTGCCTTCAATATCATAGGCTTTACCTGTTTCGTCTTTAAAAACACGCCCACATCTAATATTTTGCCATAAGTTTTCTGATACTTCTTGCCATTCCCAAGCTTCGCCAGTCAATGGCGAAAGAGGCTCAAACCGGGCCAGCTTATTGAAGGCGTTGATACAATATCCTGCACTGAAACCAGAATGCCCTTGTTTTGAAAACACACCAAGTAGCTCAATCAGGTTTTCTTGTATCCATTTGTCGGGACCGTCTTCTTGTTCTTGATGAAGAGGTATGTACCCAAGTGCTCGAAATTCTCTTTCTGCGTGTTTAATAAAATTTCCCATTTTGCCCTCACTCAAAGCTAAGAATTGATATTTTGCAACACAAATGATATCCTATGCTGATGAAGTCATTACTTAAATACGTCCTTGAAAGGTCAAATACAGAGTTTCCATTTCAACCTACTGGCCAGCCGGTGTTGATGCTGGAGTACCTGGCACGGCTGGGAACATATCGGAAAGACCCGTCAATGCTCCTGCCGGTCCAGCAAAGCGGGCATCATCCTCAATCATCGCCTTCACGTCCTGCCAGTCCCAGTTTTCGCCAATTAACCCACGACGCTTTAATTCTTGATGTACTTGTTCCCGGGAAAGAACCCCCATCTCGATAGCTTTGAGCATCATGGCGGGTTCCATGCCAAAGGCCGGGTTGAAGTCGGTATTGATATCAACCACCGGTTCCTGTCCGTCTTCCAGACCCATCCACATACCGGCAAACCGAAAAGCATTATCGAGCGCATCCTTGCACCCCAAAGCCCAATTTTTCAAAAGACTGGTTGATTCTGTGGTTTCCTGCTGGGATTGGTATGCCGTCTTGCTGCCTGAATTGTAATTTGGCTGAAGCATCACAAGTCCGTACAACGCCATCTTTTCCTCAAGGGTCAGCAACTCATCCTTGCCCTTATCGACGGCCTCAGGGTTGACCGATACGCTCTTC